ACAAGCAAAAGTTTATATGTGTGTTGCTGATGTTGATTCAAATGGTTCTGGTGCAGGAACATTAACCTTTGAACCACCATTAAGAGCAAACGTAGCTGATAATGCAATAATCATTTATGACAATGTGGATTTTACAGTTGGTTTAACTAATGACATACAAGAATTTAATATTGGAACAGAAAATTATTTTAAATACGAAATTGATCTTATAGAGGTACTTTAATGACAAGATCATTAAGTGGTTCTTTAACAACTGAACTTGCAACTAACAAACTTAATCCAGTAGAACTAGTATATATTGGAGTTAGCACAGGATTTTATTATACAGATCATTATAAAGATATTAGTTATGGTGGTAACACTTATGTAGCATCTTCTTTATTTTTAGGATTATCAGAAGTTACTGAAAGTTCTGAAGTTGCTGTAAATAGTTTAACATTAAAATTTACTGGTGCAGACCAAACAATTATTTCATTAGTTTTAAACAATGATTACATGGATAAAGTTGTAAATGTTTACAGGGGTTTTTTAAATGATTCTCAGGCATTAATATCAGACCCATTTCTTTTATTTGAAGGAAGAATAGAAAACTTTAACATTGATGAAGATGAAACAAGTTCTTCTGTGCTAATTAGTGTTGCATCACATTGGGCAGACTTTGATAAAGTTAAAACTAGAAAAACAAATACTAATTCACAAAAGTTATATTTTCCTAATGACAAAGGATTTGATTATGCAAGTCAATCAGTTCGTGAAATTAAATGGGGTAGAGCATGAACAACTTTTACCACATAGTTTCTGTTTATAGACACTTTGAAAAATATAACAAGTACACATACAAACAGTTATCAGAAATGATACTTCCATCTTTTAATCTTGGACAATACCAAATACACAAAGATAAAAATGAAGTAATAGGTTTTACTAACTGGGCATTTATTAATGATATTGTAGAACACAGATTTAAAGCAACTGGAGTGTTAAAAGCAAATCAATGGAATTGTGGTAATAATTTATGGCACATTGAAACACTTGCAAAAAGAAATCTAAAAGAAATAATGGCTTGGACTAAAAACCATTTCACATCTCTATATGGCTATGACAAAGAAATTAAATGGTTAAGAATAAAAGATAATAAAATAGTTAAACAACAAGTTAGGCATACAAAACCTAGCTGGAATAATTTTGTGAGAGTATAATGGGTTTTGTTGGTAATATAGTAGGTAGTGCAACTAAAGCAATAGGAAGGGTTGTAGGTGGAGTTGTAAAAGTAGTAAGTTCTGCTATAGGTTGGTTAGTACCTAAACCAATAATACCTTCTGGTTATGCAGGAACACCAACATCACAAGGAGTTCTAGTAAATAAAGATTCAAACAATGCTTCTATTCCTATTGTTTATGGAGAGAGACAAGTTGGTATTTCAAGAGTATTTGTTGAAAGTTCAGGAAGTGATAATGCGTATCTTTATATAGCAGGAGTTATTTGCGAAGGTGGTAATGGTGGTATTGAATCAATAGATGAAATTTATATTGATGATAAACTTGTTATTTGGTCAGGTGCATTAACTAATGGAACAGTAAGAACAGTAAATAGTTCAGACACTAACTTTTATAAAGAAGGTGCAAGTTTAATATCAGTTCAAGCTTTTTATGGATTAGATAATCAATCAGTTTCATCATTGTTAGATGAAAGCACTAATTGGGATTCTAATTATAAATTATCTGGTGTTGCTTATCTTGCATTTAAATTTAGCTGGAATCAAGATGCCTTTGGTTCTCTACCAGATGTTAAAGTGGTTCTAAAAGGCAAAAAGATATACGACCCAAGATTAGATACAACTAAAGGTGGTTCTGGTTCACATAGACAAGACGATTCTACAACTTGGGCTTATTCAAACAACTCAGCTTTAGTTCTTTTAGATTATTTAAGAAATACAAGATATGGAAAAGGATTACCTAATAATGCTTTTGAAACAAACTACGAATCATTTAAAAATTCTGCAAATACCTGCGATACACAAGTAACTCCTTATACTGGTGCAACTTCTGACATTAACTTATTTGAAACAAATGCAGTTATAGACACATCTCAAAAAGTTTTAGACAATGTAAAAGATTTATTAGCACCAATGAGAGCATTATTTACTTACACTCAAGGTAAATACAAAGTTATTATTGAAGATACAGGAAGTTCACAATTACTTTTAAATACTGATAATATTATTGGTGGTATTAAAATATATGGAGAAAAGAAAAATAGTAAATATAACCGAGTTATAGGAACATTTGTTAATCCTTCTAAAAATTGGCAAGACGATACTATTTCATTTCCACCAGCAGACGATTCATCTTTAGATGTTGCAGATCAATATGCTACTTTATTAGCAGAAGATAATAATACAGAACTAGAAGGTAGTTTTGAATTTAGAAATGTAACAAATCCTTATCAAGCTGAAGAACTTTGTGAAATTATTTTAAGAAGATCAAGAAATGCTTTGGGAGTTGAAGTTAGATGTACTTCTGAAGCTTTAAATTTATCTATTGGAGATATAGTTACACTTACATATCCAACTGGTGGATTTAGTGCAAAACCATTTAGAGTTCTTGGACTTGCTATCAATACAGACAGCACAGTAGAGTTACAATTAAGCGAACACCAAAATACCTTTTATAGTTGGTCAGCAAAAAATGAAGAACCTATAATAGCTGATACCACATTACCAAATCCAAATAGTGTATCTAGTCCAGTATCAGTTACTTTAGATGACCAATTAATTGAATACTCAGATGGAGTTGTTATTACTGCTTTAGATGTAACGATTGGTGCATCATTAGATAACTTTGTAGATTACTACCAAGTAGAATACAAACTAAGTACAGATACAGATTATCTTATTGCTGGTCAGGTTACAGGATTATTTCATAGAATATTAAACGTAGTAGATGGATTAATTTATAATGTAAGAGTAAAAGCATTTAACACATTAGGAGTTAGTTCTACTTACACTTCTGCATCAAGAACTATCGTTGGTGGATTACTACCACCTGCTGATGTTGAAGATTTTTCTTGTAATATAATTGGTCGTGATGCTCACTTATCTTGGACACAAATACCAGATTTAGATTTAGCTTATTATGCAATTAGATTTAGTACACTTACTACTGGTGCTGAATGGCAGAACTCAGTTTCTCTTGTTGAAAAAGTTGCAAGACCAGCTACATCAGTTACTCTACCTGCAAGAGTTGGTTCTTACTTAATTAAAGCCGTAGATAAAAATGGAAACTTCTCATCTAACGAAGCTATTATAGCAACTAACATTTTAGCCATTGGAGATTTTAATGCTGTCGCATCACAAACTGAATCGCCTACATTCTTAGGAACTAAAACTAATGTTTATCTTGATAGTGGTGCTTTAAGATTAGACTCTACTGAACTCTTTGATTCTGCTGTTGGAGACTTTGATTCTGGTACAACTTTATTTGATGCTGGTGTAACTACATTTGATTTATTTCCTACTGGTAATTATTTATTTGTTTCTCCTGTTGATATAGGTGGTGTTTACACAGTTCGTGTAACTGCTTCTTTAACTCAAACAGTAGATAATATAGATGACTTATTTGATTCTGCTAGTGGATTATTTGATGATGGTGCTTCTAACTTTGATGGAGATTCTCCTGCTAACTGTAATGCTCATTTAGAAATTGCTTTGTCTAATGATAACATAACTTATACTGCATTTAGAAATTTTGTAGTTGGCGATTACACAGCAAGATACTTTAAGTTTAAATTAGTATTAAGTTCTTTTGATTTAGCTTCTACTCCAGTTGTATCTGCTTTATCTGTTGAAATTGATGTAGCTGACACGATACAAAGTGATAATAATTTAGTAAGTGGAACTGGTACATTTACAGTAACATTTACAAAACCATTTTTTAGTGCTAGTTATGCTATCGGTTTAACTAATGAAGGAATGGCTACTGGCGATTTTTATACTTTAAATAACAAGACTATAAATGGTTTTGATATTGCCTTTAAAAATAGTAGTGGAACTGGAATAAGTAGAACTTTTGATTATATTGCAAAAGGATTTTAAATAAGATATTAGATAGATTATGGCACAAAACGATTTAGTAATAGCGAACCAATCATTCCCATCTTTTAGAACAGATCTTAATTCTGCATTACAAGCTATTAACACATCTCAATCAGGAACATCAAGACCATCTGGTGCTGTAAGTGGAACAATTTGGCTTGATACGACATCAGCAACAACTCCAACTTTAAAATACTATGATGGTGCTGATGACATCTCTTTAGCAACACTTGACCATTCTGCTAATACTGTAAATTGGTTGGATTCAACTGTGTCCATAACTGGACTAACTACTACTGCT